ACAAGATGCGCGATTCAGTAGGAACATATTCCAGAGTTCTGACGAGCAAGGAAATGCTTCACATTCCGATGTTTCGCCTTCCAGGATCGCTTTACGGATTAGGCCCAATCGCAGCTGCACGACTTACAATCGGCGCAGCGATGGCAGCAGATACATACGCAGCCGCCTACTTTGGCAACGCGGCAAATCCAGGCGGAGTGATCGAAGTGCCAAACGAGCTCACAGAAGAGCAGGCAGGCGACATCGGCCGCGATTGGAACATCACACACACAGGGCCGTACCGCGCAGGCAAGATCGGCATTCTTTCAGGCGGCGCCACATTTAGACCGCTAACACTTAACGCGGCAGATGCACAGCTGCTAGAAGCCAGAAGATTCAACGTTGAAGATATCGCCCGATTATTCCGAGTCCCGATCAGTTTACTAGGACACCCGGTCGCAGGATCGATGTCATTCGCCAGCGTTGAAGCGCAAAACCTTTCATTTGTTCAGCACAGCCTTCGTCCATTATTGGAACGCTTAGAGCAAGCACTTTCAGGATTGCTGCCAGAGCCAGAAGGCTTCATCAAGTTCAACCTTGACGCACTTCTACGAGGAACCACCCTGGAGCGCTTCGACGCTTACACAAAGGGCCTCCGCGAAGGATTCCTATCACTTAACGACGTGCGATCCGTTGAAGATTTGGCACCGCTTGGCGAAGCCGGAGATCAGTACCGAGTGCCACTACAAAACATCGACGCAGCAGATGCACGCGATGTAGGACTCAAGCTACGAGCAGAGATCGCAGCAGCCTTGATTCAAGTTGGATTCGAGCCGAAGTCGGTAACAGAAGCGGTCGGATTGCCAGACATGACCCACACAGGACTGCCATCAACGCAGCTGCAACAGATCTCAACCATTGATCCAGCAGACCCACAAAGCGTCTACGAAGTCAACGCAAGAGAAGCACGCAACGATGAACCTTCGATCGTGATCCAAGTCCCGGAATCAAACATCAATGTCGAGCCAACAAACATCAACGTTCAACCGCCAAACATTACATTCGAGACACCAAACGTCGACGTGCAAGTAGCAGCACCAAACGTCAATGTTGAATCACCAACAATCGAAGTAACAAATACAATAGAACAGAAGAGCGTACGTCGAAAGGTAATTCGTGACGAGAACAATCTCATCACAGAAATTATCGAAGAATTTGTGAAGGATGAAGAATAATGGCAACAGGTCTAAGCGCTTATCTAGCAAACAAATTCCTTGATGCAGTAGGAAATGCGACAGCATATTCAGCATCAAACGTATACGTGAAACTTCACGTAGGAGATCCAGGAGCAGAAGGAACTGCAAACCCTGCAACGGAGACGACAAGAAAAGAAGTGACATTCTCTGCGGCTTCAACAGGAAGCATTGCATCGGATGCAGATGTTATCTGGACAAATATCGCAGGCTCACAAGACGCAACATATTTCACAGCCTGGGATAATTTGACGACAGGGAACTTCTTATTTAGCGGAACCGTTACAGGAAACGCATACACAGCAGGAGACACATACACAATCGCAAGCGGATCACTTACAGCATCGCTGACCGTAGCAAGTTAAAATGTCGTCCGAATTTGTACTAAACACATCTAAATTAGATGAAGGCAGACTTGGGCCATTTGTTTATGCAACAGCAAGCGCCGAGTTTGGATCAATAGCAGCAACCACAACAAGCAAAGTCACTCACTTAGTTACTGCTATTGCTCCACTCGGACAGATCGCAGCGCAGGCGCAGGCAGGAATCAATAACTACGCCACAGCCGCAGCTGCGCTCGGACAGATAGAATCCAGCGCCAGCGCCACGATCAATCACCAGGCGCAGGCAAATTCAGACTTTGGATCCATAACAGCAAGTGCCACAGCTCAGATAGATCACCAGGCAACAGCACAGGCACTTCTCGGAATTCTAAATGCAAGCGCAAGCACGCAGGTCGATCACCAGGCAACAGCAACCACAACCCTGGGAACGCTGGACGCAGACGCCAGAGTTTCAGTAGATCAGTACGCAATAGCAAGCGCCGAATTTGGAAGCCTGCAAGCAAACGCAACAACTACACAGCAAACAACACAAACAGCCGCAACCACAGGAAGCCCATACTTCGTAAGCCCGACGGTGATCATTGGGCCACAAATAAATAAAGTACAAGGCCTGGCGCTGACACAATGGGGCGGAATGAAAATACAAGCAACATCAAGAATAGATTTCTCTGTGCTTGATGACGACGCAGAACTTCTTCTACTGATCTAGGATAAAAATGCCATATTTGATAAGCGACAAGCAGAGTGACTGCGCAGGATGGGCAACCGTTAAAGAAGAAGCCGACGGATCCTATACAACAATCGGATGCCACGAAAATAAACAAGACGCTATCGATCAGATGGTGGCAATTTCGATCGCAGAAGATATGGAACCAGGCGGCGAAGTAAGCAAGCGGCAACTTCCCGACAATTACAGGCCAGCACTTTCAGAAGATGTGCCAGAAGGAAGAGCGTGCGGAAATTGCTTATTCTATAACGAAGAAAAGCAAAATACAGAAGGAACCAAAGCATGGTGCGAGCGCTGGAATGATTACGTAGATGGAGCCTACTACTGCAACGCATGGCAACCACAAATAAACAGCAGACAAGTCGACCTAAGTGTTCCTCAATTTATTCAAGCAAACGCAAAGCGCGGTCTTGAATATTTGGCAGAAGGATATGGCGGAGATGGACTCACAGAAGGAACCAAGCAAGCAGCTCGAGAGATGGCAGCAGGAAGAATAAGCGAAAACAAAGTAAGAAAAATGGCGCCCTGGTTCGCCAGACACAAAGTCGATGGAGAAGCACCAAAGAACAGCAACCCATCCGATCCGCAATATCCAGGAGCAGGACTCGTCGCATGGCTATTATGGGGCGGAGATTCAGACTTCAGCGATAGAGCTCAAAATTGGGCGCAACGAAAAATTGATGCATTAGATGCAGAAGAAGATTCAAGGAGCAAAATGAAAAAAATCGAACGCCGCACCTTCACGATCAAGAACGTAGAAGCACGCCAGGCAGAAGATGGAACGATGCGCCTGTCCGGATACGCCGCCGTATTCAACGACGACAGCGTGCCGCTTCCATTTATTGAGAGAATCGCACCCGGTGCATTTCGCAAGACGCTGACAGAAACGCCAGATGTGCGCCTGTTAATTAATCACGAAGGATTACCTCTGGCACGAACAAAGAACGGAACCCTTCGACTTCAAGAAGATGAAACCGGCCTCTACATGGACGCAGATCTTCCAGACACACAGGCAGCTCGCGACCTTTACACACTGGTCGAGCGCGGCGATGTAGATCAGATGAGCTTCGCATTTCGCGTGATCCGCCAGAAGTGGAACGAAGGAAGAACAGAGCGCACCCTTACAGAGCTCAGCCTTGCAGACGGCGACGTTTCAGTCGTGACTTACCCGGCTTATCCAACAACAAGCGTAGAAGCTAGGGAAAAGTTAAAAGAAGCGATGCAAGCAGTCAAAGAAGGACGCGAGATCAGCCCAGAAACAATGCTCGTTCTTAAAAACATATTCTCGGATCTTTCAGAAGGTCACGAATACATTATGAAAGCAGCGCAAATAATGTCAGAGTTTATGATGATGGAAGATTCTACATACATGGAAGATGAAGAAGAAGATCGCGCAGTCGATACAGTCGGCAGCTTCGTCTCTTGGGATTCTTCGGGTGGAACAGCACGTGGCAAGATTGAGCGCGTTGTCCGCGAAGGTTCCCTCAACGTTCCAGAAACAGATTTTACGATCAACGCAGAAGAAGATGATCCCGCAATTTTAATTCGTCTCTATCGCGAATTGAGAGACGGATATGTTGCGACCGATACACTTGTAGGACACAAAGCCTCTACACTTACAGCAATCGATCCATTGCCAGAACCAAGCCCTGAAGAAGCAACTCGCAAGATTTCGCTTCGACTTGCACAAGCAATCGTAAATAATAGAAAATAGAATTCTGCCGGACAATCCAGCAGAGACAAAGTCGGAGCGACATTCGCACCCTTAAAGCGCCGCGAAAACCACCGCCACCACCTTGCACAAACCAACTCATAAGGAGATCAAATAAATGTCAAAGTCTTTCCTTGACAAATTGATCGAGCGTCGTGATGCAGTAAAGACAGAGATGGATGCAATTCTGGAAGCAGTAGCAACAGAAGATCGCA